TTAATAACCATCCGATCCCACTGCGTGGGGCATGGATGGGGCAAACTCACTCAATTTCTGGTTGAGGATGAGTACCTGGTCATGGTTATTTTCAGCCATCCAGGACCCGTACACCCGGTAAACCATTTGCGCGTCGGTGTGGCCCATTTGCTTCGCGATGAAGTTCGGGTTTGCACCGGCAGCTAACGACCAGCATGCATACGTGTGTCGGGACTGGTATGCTCTGCGATAGCGAATCCCGGCGCGTCGCATTGCCGCTTCCCACGACTGGTTGATCGACCCCACTGCGTAATGATGCCCGGCACGGCCATTACGTGATGCGATCTGCGGGTTGAACACGAACGTGCACGGATGCACATCAGTACGGCCATACTCGCGCAGTTTCACTTCAACCTGATACTGCTTACCCAGGCGTGTTAGTTCTGCCTGGCTCTTCAGCACGTCGATAGCTGGCTGAATAAGGTTGATGATGCGGTCCGTTCCGGCCTCCGTCTTCGGGAGGGTGAACTCCTTCGTTAACGTGTGGTTCCGGCGGATCATCATTGTACCCGCTTTCAGGTCGATATCTTCCCAGGCCAGCGACACAAGCTCTCCGTGGCGCACGCCGGTGTACACGGCCAGCGACCACATGTTTTTCAGCTGCTGGTGGGCGCAGGCATTAATCATCCTGACGAACTCCTCACGCGTCAGCGGGTCTGGCTCGCATCGAGAACGCTTAAGCATGGCGATCCCGGTAAACGGATTCACCCGGACATACCCGCTGTCGGCGGCAAACTTAAACATCCCGCCCATGATCTTCATGTAGTTGTTGACCGTTCTGACAGAGCGGCCTTTAACCGGCGTTTTCTGTCCTGCCTTCAGGGTGTGATAACCGGTCAGCAATTCCTTTCTTATAAACAGCAGGTCTTCTTGCGTCACCGCAGATACCAGCCTGTCCCCACCAATCCTGGGCACCATGTTGCGCACTATAGATGTATAGCGTGACATCGCATTGGTGCTGATCTCCATACGCTTCAGCTCAAGCCACTTGTTCGCCAGCTCCACCACGGTGATTTCCTTGCTCTCCACCCCAAACCTTCTCAGGTTCGGCGAGTCCGGGAATTGCGCTGCATAGTTGAAGTTTCCGGTCTTAATCGAAAAGCACACCGACGCGCGCAGCTCGCCAGCGACTTTTCTATTTTTTGGTGTATCTGGCACGCCAAGGCTTTCACGCACCCGGCTGCCTTTATAGATGAACCATATGCGGAGCGTTCCGCCGTGGTTCTCCACGCCTGTTGGGTATGCTGACTTAGCCATTATTCCCTCCTGACGTCCAAGAGCCCGCTAAGCATAAACGGATCCTCATTGGCGCGCACCTGGCTGTTTCTTTTTGAGACTCTCAACCCATTGGTCGATCGCCTTGTGGTTATATAAGCACTCGCTGTTTTCCTTTGGGACGCTGTCAGGAGACATATGGACGTACTCCCTGCCGCAGAGCCAGCTTTTTTTACGGGCCCGCGCTATCGTTCCCGGGCGGAGCCCTGTCATTTTCACAAGCAGGTCTTCTGTCACCCACTCACTTGGCACGATTTGAATAATTTCGCTCATGATCGCTCCTATGACATCGTTTTATAAAATTGCGGCTGGTCTGGTGTGGCCGCGCGAAGTTCGTATTCGTAATGAATCTGATAAGTGCCGCCATCCCAAGCGACATAAACCCGGGCCTTATCGTTTTCCGGCTCCAGCAGGCTTTCTATTCTTCCTCTGATCCCGCCGGTCTTCTTCTGGACTAATGCACCCACATTAAAAGCAGCCATTGCACACCTTCCGGTTCGTGAAGAAATGAGATGAGAGCGCCCAGCGCCATAAGTGCGGCGATGAGCCAGGTCATGGGGTTTGATTGCATAGGGCGCTCCTGCTGTAACGTGGTTAGCGGATGTCGATGTCAGGGATGATTACGGAAGGTTTGAAGGTGACGCGATAGTGGTTCACGCTGGCGTTCGTGCCGCTAAGATCTTCCATGAACCAGGTCACGTTATCCGACAGGCCGAGCATGTGCTTTTTGTAGACGCCTGGTCCGGTCTTGCAGATGACGCCCAGGGTAACCCCTTTGCAATTTGATGTGCAGCCACTCCTTTTCCTCTGATTCTTGGTCTGATCAGACTTAGTGGCCCATCGACAGTTCCCGGGGAAATACCCAAGATTATTGTCAATCCTATCGATGGTCATTCCGCGTGGTCTTTCACCCATATCAGCAAAGAACTCGCTGAATTCATGCCAGCGGTCACAAACAGTAATCCCACGACCTCCGTAATTTTTGTAATTTACGTTGCTGGGGTTTTCGCACCGAGACAGCATTGCGCACCACGTTCCATAAGTTTCAGAACCATGCTGGCCATGCTTAGTTCTGAGCCTGACGGAAACCTCCCGGCTCAGGCAGCCGCAAGATTTCGTAAGTCCAGATTTAACCCTGCTGATAACTGCGACGGTCTCATTTCCGCATTCGCAGATGAACTTACCTTTCCTGTTCTTGCCGCTCTCCCTTGGAAGACGCTCGATCAGCGTTAGGCGCCAGCGCTTTTCCCCTTCTGAAAAATTCTCAATCATGTGAATTAACCCTCTGGATTATCCTGAACATTGGGCACCACCTTAAATTCGATTACCCAGACCCAAGGGTTGGAGTCGAAACTACCAGCGCCATTTGTCTTATCCCACCACGCTTTAAAGCCGTGCATTTCTGGACACAGACCAACCGGAACTCCAGCGATCGCATAATGCTCAGCATGGTTGAAGGCGCGACCCGCTATGGTTTCGTCGTGTTCGAGCATGTCACCAAGGTCATTCAGCATGGCTGATTCATCGGCATCCTGAAGTCTCTCGACGCGGATTCCGGTTATCTCCAGGCTGATTCGGCTGGCGTCGCGAGGCATGACTGCGCCAGATTGTGGGCGCGTCCAGTCTCCCCACTCCGGATCACCATCTGCCCAATACCAGAAATCCGGTACTTCATGAGGCACTGCGGGATCGAAGAAGTTAAATGAGTCGAGCCGTGAAAATGACTCTCTGACGTAAATAACATCGCCTACTGCACCGAATGGGCATGGGTGCCAGTAATCGCAAACATTTTCCGCATCCTCACTCCACGGCCACCGGCTACCGTCTTCGCGCTCTGCAATTTCGGTAGCCCGTGTCTGACGCCATTTTATTGGCCGACGAACCTGCGTCATGCTGCCATCAAGCAAGGCGCGCACCTGATACTCGTTAAAAATCATTCCGCGCTCTTTCACTGGATCCCCCTCTGCTTATTTTTCAGCTCTATCTCTTCCTGGCAACTGGCGCAGGTCTGGCAGCCTGGAACGGCAGTGCGCCGCGGCTGGGGAATTGGTTCGTCGCACTCCGCGCAATGCTCAGCTGATACGGCGTTGCGGTTTACTCGGTGAGCGGAAAGGGCAGCGTTACGCTGAAGCTCTTCAATCTCTGCTGCGGTGTCGATGATGTCCATGGTTAATGCTCCCGGAACTGTCTGTTAATTCTGTTGAAGGTGAACGCCAGCAATAAAAAAGGCCGCTTTACCGGCACGTTCTCGGCATTGAGCTGCACCAGACACCGGACTACGAAGCCGGTGAAGACTTCTTTACCTGTTATCAGAGTGACGTCGTTTTCTGGCGCCCGGTCGATAAACCGGTCGAGGGCGGGATATTCGTTGGATACCGCGGCGCGCAACCAGCGCACGTTGGGCTGGTGGTTAACAGGCAGGCGCTGCACTCCCGCGGCGAGAATGGAAGCGTGCGCATGGACTCGTTGCTGGTCATTCAGCGGGCATTCACCAAAGTGGAGTACTTTTCGTATGGCGCTGGTTGAGATATCGAATTTTCCAGGAACGCCTAAGCTGCGTTGTAGGGTGCCAAACGGCACCATTTTTTATGACTGGCTGGCGGCCAATGACGCTACTTTCCACCGTGACCTGCTGATTGTCCGCAATGGCGTAAAGCTGGGTGACGATGATGAGCTGGCGTTTGAGCTGAGCGAGCTGGACCACATCCAGATATTCGACCAGCCAAAGGGCATTGTCGGCGACATCCTGAGCCCGATATTCAAAGTGGTTGGCCAGGTCTTTTCGTTCCTGGCGCCGAAACCGGCAATCGCGAACAACGGCGGTAATACCGTCGACTCGCCTAACAATAGCCTGACAGGTCAGACAAACACCGCGCGTGTGTATAAGGCCAAGCCGGACATCTACGGACAGATTCGTTCATTCCCGGACCTGATTCAGGAGTCGGTATTCGAATACGTTCACCAGACGTCTACCGACGGCGGCCTGAAGTACGTAACGGAATGGATGTGCATCGGGATCGGCAAATACGATTACGAGTCTGTGCGCTACTCAGAATCAAGCCTGGGCTCTCTTGCTGGTGCCGAATTCCAGTTCTTCCAGCCTGGCGAAGTAATCCCGCAGATCGTCGAAGGCTACGGGTTTGATGACGTTGACGGTCAGGAGGTTCCGGGGCAGAACGAAGCCAGCGACTTCCCTATCGAAACAGCCACCGCAACAACAGTGGTCAGCGGAACGTATTCCGGCGGCCAGATTGCGATGAAAATCATTAAACAGGCCGAGTTCGATTACTTCATGGGGCTCGTACTTCCGCATGCAGTTACCTTCACGATAAACGTGACGTACAACACCGCATCTGGCAGTGTAACGAAGGATGCAACATTCTCCGGCACGCTGATCTCCGCTGTCGAAACAAACGACGGCGCGGTGGTTAACCCGGTTCGCTGGTACACCTTCACGATGAACCAGCTTGATGGTCCACAGGATATCCCGTCTAACGCGACGATAAACACCACGAAGTTCATCCTCAATGACAACGAGGCTCTGATCGTCGGACCGTTCTTCTCTCCTGTCGAGTCAACGCAGTTGTGGCTGCATACCCAGTCTAGCCTTGGAGGAAATAAGGAAACGAACTGGAAGGTAGTCATCTGGAAAATCGACGACGATTATAACCAGGTGCCAGGCACCCAGCAGACTTTCACATACCGGCAGACGACACCGCATGACTCAACAAGTGAGGTGTTCTACCGCACAGACAAAATCACACCGTCCGGCGGCTTTGGTAAATACGCGGTCAGCTTCCAGCGCACGGATAACTCCAGCGACGCGTCTCTGTTGAAAGTCGAAGAGATCCACAGCATCAATATCCGGACAAACGTTGTTCACCCTACAGACACTCTGGTACGGGTGAAGGTGAGGGCGACCGAGAACGCACTGGGTAGCCGTGAGCGCAAATACAACGCCCTGGTGACTCGGCACACCATCACGTACGACCTTGAGACGCAGACAGTAGATTACACGCTGCGACCGTCTCGCTCGTTCGCTGACGCGGTGACGCACACCTGGCTGATTATGGGTGAGCAGCCAGTCAGCAGCATTGACCTTTACGGGCTGTACTCGATCGCTGAAAGCCTGCCTGATGAGCGCCTGGGTTACTTCGACTACACGTTTGACGACGAGAACGATTCTCTCGGCGACCGCGTTCAGGCGATCTGCAATGCGGCGTCAGTGGTGGCGTACTGGGATGACGGCGTGCTGACCTTTACCAGGGATCAGAAAGTTGATTACCCGGCTGCCGTATTCAACCGGGCCAACATGAAGACGGACGAGTACAAAATGACGTACGAGGCCACACTTCCAGGCGGATACGACGGCGTGCAGGTGTCCTATGTTCACCCGACCACGAACAACAAGACATACATCAACTACCGCGTGCTGAACGGCGCTATCGTCGAACAGGAAGCGGAGAACCCGAACAAGCTCGAGATAGTCGGCTTCCGTAACGAGTACCAGGCGCGAGAGCGCGCGCTGCGCGAAACGAAACGCCTGATTTACTCCCGGGTGAAGATGAACGCCAAAGTGTTCGAGGACGGGATAATCCAGGTTGGTAGCGTCGTGCAGATAGCGGATATCTACGACAGCAACCAGCAGCAGGGTTACATCACCGGCCGCGCCGGGAATAACTTTGATACCAGTGAGCAGATCACGTTTGCCGGTTCGATGTATGTGCTGGTGACAGACAGCCTGGGCAACCCAACCCTGCGCTATCCGGCCACCGCCCGCAGCGATACCAAGTACGGATTCACCGCGGCAATACCAGACATTCAACTCAACATCTGGAACGGAGATACAGTGCAACTCCCGTCGCGTTATCTCATCGCGACAGTGGAAGAACTGGACAGCCAACTGTGGACGGTCAACAGCATCAAACCGAACGCTGATAACACGGTATCTCTGACCGTCGCGGAATACAGCGACGCCATCTACCAATAAGACTTTTCCCGACAATCCCAACCCGGCCACTGCGCCGGGTTTTTTTATGGAATCAATATGGCTACGCAACCTACCAATTTGCCTGTCCCAAGCGAATCACCGCGCGATCTGAAGTTTAACGCTGGTAAAATTGACGAGTTCGTTACGTCATTTTCACAGTGGTATGTCGATCGCTTTGGTGTACAGCATTATACGATTGAAGGGCTGAAACAGCTTGTTCTGCAGCAGATCTATAACCTTGGATGGAACCTTAAAGGTACATTCCAGGGGGGCGGAACGGTGACGGCTGCCGGTGACCTTTTACAGGACACATCAACCGGGATTTGGTATCGATGGGATGACCTTTCGTCGCTTCCAAAAACTGTTCCAGCAGGTTCAACGCCATCATCTGCTGGTGGCACTGGCCCCGGAAAGTGGCAGCCTGTCGATGTAGCAGATGTGCTGAGGAAAGACCTGGCAAAACCATCTGGTGCGGGATTATCTGGGTATGATGCGACAGTTTCATATCCTGCCAATACTGTTGGTGCCGAATTAAACAATCGCAGAAAAAATATGGTGTTTGCGACAGCGGACGCCGGAATTCACAACGACGGATCTGACGTATCCACTCAGGTTTCAACCTTCCTGAACGCCAACAAAGGCAAGTTCATTGTCTTTGACTCAGGAACCTACATGTTCGCCGGTGTCGTGCTTTCTGGTACTGGATGGGAAGGAACAACCATTTACTTCAAAGGCAAGCACCTGCTGAAGCCAGACACCACCGGCACTAACACGCCCGGATATGGTGGATTTATAGGTTTAATTCTCACCAAGACGGTAAATGATCTTACTCTTTACTATCGTGGTGACGGTAATAGAACACTTCAGTACAATAGGGAACATATCTTTAACGTTGCTATATATGGTTCTACTAATTTATCAATCCCATATTTTAAATGCGATGAAATAAGGGGGGATGGACTATATATAAACTCAGAAGATCAGACAAGCTCTTCTGCACAAAACGCAACGAATATAAATATTGGTACAGTTTTAGGTAGGAATTCATCAATTGATGGAAGAAATCTAATTTCAATTGTTTCATGTAATAGGGGAAATATAAAATCTTTCATTTCAGAAAACATTGGTGGTGTTGTTGGTGGTTTTCAACAGCCTGGTGGGTTGGATGTTGAACCTAACAATCTTCCTGGATGCTTGGTTAGAGATTTCGTTATTGAATATGCATCTTCGGTCGGGGCTGGTGGTGTTTACTTGGTTACTGATTGGACAGCCAATCCCAAAAAAATCCAAAACTGCCATGTCTTGAAAGCATTAGTGCGAAACGGGCAGAAAATAAGGATGTACGGTACTGATCAATCCTCTATAAACGGAGAATGTATTTCTAGCGGTATAGATAGCTCGGTTGCAGCAGAAGGCAACACAAACGGCTCCATGACGGTTAGGGTAATAAACTGCGTTACAGTGGCCTTGCTAGGTACGCAAAGTACTAACTATGACTGTAAATTCACATTTTACGGAAGAAAAATATCAAACGCTGGAGTTATTACCGGCGGTCAGTATAGATGCGACATGGATCTAGACTTTGATGATTGGATTGCAGGCGGTAACATGATAGGCCTGTGGTTTAGAGATCTTAATAATGTTGGTTCTTTAGTTCAAAACGGTAACCGCATTAAGTTGAGATGCCCAAAAACAACCAATATATCAAGAGCGATACAATATACTCCAGGAACGTCGGCAATTACATTTAGTGGAGATAATGTGCTTTATGACTCCATCTTCACTGACTGGCCGACATTTGACGTAATACTAGGTGCTGCAGGGCAATACCTTACCAAGGAAGGCAAGATGCCGTTCCTGACCACAGCAAATGGTGTTCCATCGAATGGTACATGGAAGCAAGGAGATTTTGTATACTATGCAAACCCATCCACCACCAATAAATTTTATGGCTTCTACAGGATAACTACAGGTAGCGGTAACGTTAACGGGACAGATTGGGGAACAGTTGTGTTCTCCTGATAAAAATGGGCGGTTATTTACCGCCCGTTAATTTGCACTCAGAACGTTATTCTTCTGTTATACACAAGGAACGTGTACCCATTGTAATTCAGTATCTCATCAGCTTTCCCGACCTGATTCTGTGCGTTTGTCACACACTCACCAACATCTGTACACTCATGGCCTTTGGTGATAGCTATGAACTGCCTTGTAGGTGTCTTTGATCGAAACTCGTCCGTATACCACGACTTAAATGTCTGAACCCTTACATATTTATCATGGAAAACCGTGTTATTCTCCATGTGGAGTGGGATAACAGTTATGTCTCCCTCAGACAGCAGGTTTACAGTCTGAGACATCTTCCAGAAGTCACCATATCCGTAACGTAAATCATGAGATTTCAGGAAATCAATATGGTTAAGAATCTCGACAACGTATCTATTCTTGTAGTCAATGGGCCCTTTGTATGAGTTAATGCTTGTTATTACAAGTAGAGCAATAGTCAACTTAAACACCCAGGCAGATCTAACTGCCAGAAACGCCGCTAATAAAACAAGCACAGCAAAGGCAGGAATGACGTTAACAAAAAATCTAGGCGGACCGGGTGGCAAGGAAACATTGCTGATAATGAATGATGACACTATGCCCATTAGTGACATGTAGGTAGCAATGCCAATGTATCGCTGAATTCCGCCCTTCTTGAATGTGACTACAAAAGCCCACGTAGCTATAGACGCTGTTATGAAAAACGAAGCATAAAACGCATAACTGTTTGGAACTATCAGAATGTTAAGAGTCTCTCCAACAAGATTGATTGCAATTATTACATTTTCAATCATCTTCTCAACAGGAACTATATTGAACTTCTGTATAGGGAAACCCATGAGTATGGAAACAACATGTGTTACTGATAAAACCAAAGATACAGTTAGTATTGCAACATGAGCATAACCACTTCTGCTTTTCAATGCCATATACAATTCGCTTAGTATAATAGGCAAGAAATATGTAGGAGAAATCCACATATCAGAAGCATTTGTAAATATTAGCGTCAGGCCAACAAAACCCGTTATCAGTAAGCTTCTTTTGCTAATGTTGTAAGCCATTAGTGCAAGCATACACATACCAAAAGCATTGGTGGAGTTGTGAGCGAAAGGGTGCCCAACAAACCCAGCAAGGTACATTATCTCTGGCATGGCAGTCAGAACTATCACTGTAATGGCCCAGTACACATCTGAATCTGTGCATTTTTTGACTATATTGGCTGTAGTGAAAGTTAATACCACAGTATACATTGCCGTTGCTATGGTCAATGGCATAATGCCGTCATTGCCTAAGATATAGAACAGCAGGAAATGCAGCGGATACACGGTGAAAAACCAGCTATCTGGAGTCGGCCTCCAGTCAAACAGCGCCTGGTATCCGTTCTGCATAATCATGCGCCAAACCAATGAGCTGTTGGCATAGTCTGCATTTGGTGAGAAATATCGTGAAGTCAGGAAAACAATCACACATATAGATAGCGTAATTAAAGCTATTTTTGATGCCCGTACGGTAATATTACTCATTTTCTGCCACCAACATTTCTATTCCCTTTCAATATGTATCTCGGTCTTGATTTAACTTCCACATATATCCTGCCAATGTACTCTCCTAGCACGCCAACCCCTATAAGCTGTATCCCGCCAAGGAAAAGTATCGAAACCAACAGCGATGGATAACCGCGCACAGCATTACCGAAAGCAAGGGTGTCAATAATCATCCACGCGCCGTACAAGAAGGCCACGCCGGCAACGAACAAGCCAATATAAGTCCACATGCGCAGCGGGAAAGTAGAGAAGCTGGTAATCCCTTCAAGCGCAAGGTTCCAAAGTTTCCAGCCATTGAATTTCGTGCTACCTGCCACTCGTTCTGCGCGTGCATACTCGACAACATCGGTCCTGCCACCAACCCAGCTTAATATGCCTTTCATGAACAGGTTGCGTTCCGGCATGAGCTTTATGTTCTCCACGACCTCACGAGACATCAGGCGAAAATCACCTACGTTTTCTTCAATCTTTGGATTACTGATTTTATTGTGTAGCTTATAGAACCACTCGGCAGATTTACGTTTTAGTCGGCTGTCGGTTGACCTATCAGAGCGCTTAGCCAGAACCATATCTGCGCCAGACTGCCACTTCTCTATGAGGTGCGGAATGACTTCGATAGGGTCCTGCAAATCTACATCAATCGGGATAATCGCTTCACCGGAGGCATGGTCAAGGCCAGCGAATAGCGCAGGCTCTTTACCAAAGTTTCGGGTGAATGACAGAGGAACCACGAGCTGGTCAGCGATAGCAAGTGCGTTAATGATGGATTCTGTAGCGTCTTTGCTGCCGTCGTTGATGAAGACAATTTCGACTTCATGCTGCTTTAGCCCTTCAAACTCGCGCACGGTTTTATAGAAGATTGGTATTGCTTCCTCTTCATTAAACACCGGAACGACCAGAGAAATTTTCATTTCGCATCCCTAAAGACAATGAACTTTGAATAGATGAAACCGCAAACAAGGCTGATTGCGGAGAATACGATTAACGTGATAACAGGTGCCATGCCTGATTTATCTGCCGCCCAGCCCACCGCAGCGCTCAGCGTGCCCATAAACCCGACATACAGCATGTAGCGCATGGTCGTGGTTGATGACTTAAATGTGAATCTGGCATTGGCGAAGAAGCTGAACGATACAGCGACAACGAACCCGGCAAAGTTGCCAAGCGCCTGACCTGTATGAAATGCGTAGATGCATATGGCGAACACCACCCAATGAATGAGTGTGTTGATAACACCTATCGATGTGTACCTGGCGAATAACTTTAACATTATAGAAATCAGTGAATTCGGAAAGGTCTGAAGTTTAGCACCAGCCAGCGACTTGATCGACCCTCATGTTTGACGATACTGTATATATAAACAGTACTGATGTAGGGGTAAATATGCCACGCACAGCAGACATAAAGACCGCCTTTATTGCGGCCATACAGTTAAACCCAAAGGGCTACCAGTACCTTCGGACCGAGAGCTTCATCGAGAAGCTGCGTGAGTACAACTGGCACTTTACCCGGTCAGATGCCAATGCATGGATAGAACGTTACCAGCAAGACTTTGTGGATAAGACAACAGACCACAGCGATAACCGATACTGGATCCTGCGTAACATGGGGAGGGTACAATAATGGGCTTTCCTTCACCGGCGTCAGATTACGTTGAGCAACAGCTCTCACCTGTTGTGCTGTGTAACATTGGAGCGGATAGCAGAGTGCTTGAGACAGATATTGGCTTTGCGGTTATCGAGCCGTGCGTGAAAACCTGCGAAGGGGATGTCCTCCTGATTCTTAGCGATGGGCGCACGCAGTTTGCCAGGCTGATGGGCAAGGCGCTCATTACAGATGATGGCGAGGCAATAGAAGGTGCTGCGCTTGCAGATGTGGAGGTGTTAGGAGTGGCGACGTTCTTCATCAACCGAGTAAGGGAAGATGACTATCCGGTGGTGTAATGGGGCATGGATGGGACACAAAACAGCACTCGCTCTAAGATGAACTTAGACGACTGATGTTTTCGACGACTATAACCATCTGTTATTTGGTGCGCTCTTGGACGATCTTTGTCGATTATGAAAAATGTATGCTCATGTGATGGGGATGCAGGTTTAAGCCCTTTATCTTCGCTGGCAGCCGCAGCGCTTTAATGCCACAATATTTTTTTCTTCGAAAGCAGGAAAGATGATGAAAAAAATAGCAATTGCTGGCGCGCTGCTGGCACTGACCGGGTGCGTACAGGTCGATAACTATCAGGATGTGATCAAGCATCCTGTCCCGGCGCATCTGGCGGGATACTGGCAGTCAAAAGGACCGCAGAGTAGCCTGGTCAGTCCTGAAGCGATTGCCACGCTGGTGGTGACCGAAGAGGGCGATACGCTGGACTGCCGACAGTGGCAGCGCGTGATTGCCGTGCCGGGTAAAATCATGCTGCGTTCAGACAGCTACTACAACGTTACCCGCAAGCTGGATATCTATCCGCTGGAGCGTGATGGCGCGACGCTTGAGTATGACGGGATGGAGTTGCAGAAGGTTGACCGCCCAACGGTGGAATGTACTGATTACCTGAGCAAAAACCCGCTGGAGAGTAAACTACCGTAG